AGCTCAGTGATGGCCGCACCACCAAAATGGTTGATAAATAAATCTGGAGTTACGGATAATCTCATTGGTCTGTATTGATATCGTAACGTGAAAGCCTGCCATCACCAAACGGCAAATGACTCATATCTGCGTTATCGAGGTCTTGGTTAATCAGGGTATTACCAACCGTCCTGCGACCCGCTAAAGCCTCTGTAATGACCGCCTGCGTGACATTAGAACGAAAGTCAGATGCCGCCCTTACAGCGAGGTTAGACGCTATCGCCTCCTCTGCCCATTCGGGTAATGGCGCGGTATCCCCTAAAGTATCCTGAGTGAACCAGTTCATGTCCATGTCCCGCTCCCTCCACTCTGCCATCATTCGGTTGAGAACACCCAAACAAGTCGCTGAGTCGGTTGAATTCGCCGTTTCCCCTGCTTCAATCACACCTAGCTTACCAAGGGCTGAATCAATCAACTGCTGGTTTGTAATCATTATACTTTCCTCAAAACAAAACCGAAATTATGCTCGCCCTCTTGCACCGCCCAAAGGTCGAAGTCCGCAGTATAGCAGTGCCGATAATCGCTCATAGCGCAATTACCCACATGCTCTCCATATTCCTTTTTCGATAAAAACTGTAGTGTTTGTGGTGCAATAACCCGCCTGTGACCAGGGTCAGCGAACGCCCAGACAGAATCCCAATTCGGGCAAGTCCCAACAACCCAGCCCTGCGGCTTAAGAATTCGATAAAACTCCTCAAATAGGTTAAAGAATACACGGAAATCTCCTTGCGTACCTAAATGCTCAAGCACCTCGTATGCGTGTATTTCATGGAATCTGTCGTCGTTAAACGGGAGCGGCAACATATTCAGGTCATGGAATACATCTGGTTTACATTCCTCGTCAAAATCCAGTGTTACAAAATCATCCGACCACTCTTCGGGGATCTCTTTGAAGGTAACGAGCTTCTTTCGCTGATTCCCACAACCTAAGAGCAGTTCACTCATGCCGCTGATGAATCATCAATATTACCAATAACCTCTGGCTCGGATAAGGTTCGATTTAAATATTCAGCCAGATTGCCCTTGTACTGACCATGAACAAAATCGATGTCAGGCCATATAGGTATCGGTTTCTTGTACTTCTTGACGTAATCATCACACCAGGCGTAGTCCTCGCCAATCATGCTCTTTGTGCCATCGTCGTTATCCCGTACCTCGGTATAGAACAACCTCGGCACAAGTCCCTCAGTACCCGCTATTTTAAGCTTAATGGCGTCTTCAGCCATTTCCTCGACCACATCCCTACGAATACACAGGAAGCCGGTAGGCACCCTCTCAGCCATAATAAACTCGTCCTCAACCCATAGACCACCCGTAGGCGATTCATGGTAACGAACAGGGTAACACTCGTCAGGTTCACGCTTGGGGTAAATACCCGCCACTACAGGAAGCCCCAACCCCATAAACGCATTAAAAGCGGCAGGCGGGAAATCAATGTCTGAATCGATAAAAAACAAATGCGTACACTCGGGATGGTCTTCTAAAAACACCTTGGCAAACTGGTTTCGTGCTAAATCAATAAAAGCGCCATTTGCCAGGCAACTGAAGGTTATCCTCGTCCCCATCAACGGAGCCGCATATACAGCATCGACCATCGATTGACAGAACCCTGTGTCTACTTTTCCATCGTAGGCAGGTGTCGCAACAAATGCCCACGGGCCGTCATGCTTCTTCGTGCGTTTTGTTTTCATAATGCCCCTAAAAAGGGAGCAGGCCGAAGCCCACTCCCACAGACCCTAGTAGAGGTCGGTTTCGCTCATGTGACGATTTGCCAATTCAGGGTATAGCCCCGCAAAGCCAAATAGCACGTCAAGGCGACAAGGAACTGTATCTGAGCCTATCGCATACTGCTTGGCGATTCTCATACTAATACCGTCCATCGTATCCCTCGCTCCCCATGCACCGAATTGCGAAACATCCACAAGGTCGGCTGTCGCGAATACGAAAGCGTCTTTATGGAATTGCAAATCCTGAGTGAATTGAGAACTAACATCACCCGCAAGCGTTACCGTAAGACCATCTGTACCTGATGCGGCGACACAGTTCTGGTATGCGTTACCAGACCCGTAAATCATCGCAGGCTTGATGGTTACAGCAGCACCTGTACCCGCAGTCGTAAGGGTTGCATCAGACTGAACCACAAACCGCTGAAGCTGCCCCGTGGACACCTTGCTCTCGGGGTGTACCCTGAAGCATGTTGAAAAGGTCAGAATATCTCCAGCCTTCAACGTGGTGTTACTGGTCGCGCCATCAATTTGAATGGTGGTTTGAGATGCCCATACATTCGATGTATCCGAAGTGCCTTGGTCAGCGCCATCAGACAGCGGTGTACCCGCAAAAGAGCCTGTGGTATGGCTTGGCACCAAAGTATTTTCGTAAACGTCGAATCCATTGGTTTTCCCCATCATTCCTTCCGAGTATTGCTTGGAAATCTGGCTGGACGAATGGAATAGACCCTTGGTAGCGTCCATGAACTCAACCATTGACGCGGGCGACATAATAGCAGCCCGGTCAGTACGAGGCGCAAGAGTGTCAGTCAAATACGCACCGCCTTGAGCGAAATACTTATACGTCAATTTCGTGTCGGTAGTCGCATTGGTGTAGTTGTTAACCAACTTGTAGGCATCCGCCAAACAAACTGATTCAATCTTCGCCGCGAGTTGAGCCATAGCAGGTTCGATTATACGCTCACTGAAATCGTCGATTTTCATCGTCAGCTCGTTTGAGGTGAAGCTCAAATCGACACCATACTGACTATTTACTGTCAGCGGAGTTGAACGGTGGTAATCTTCCTGCGCGTCTAAGCTCGCTCCAGTTCGAACGCTGTACTTGGCAGGCATACGAATGTTCAGCGTGTTGCCGATTTTCGCGCCCTCTTGTGCAAAGCGGTCGTCATATTGACGATTTACATTGCTGAGAAAGTTACACTTCTGATGAAGCACCATTAAAGCCTTTCTGGTAATCATCGTCGGCGTAAGTAGGTTATTTGTAGCCATTACTTATTCTTCCTATCGAGTCTCTTGATCTCCCGCCTTTTCCATTCCTCTGTAGAAAGATTATCCGATTCAGGTGAATCACTTTTAATCTGTGTCACAGAGGCATTGGTTGCTTTTATCTTAGGCACGGGAGCAGGAGGTTTCTTTCCTGATGGCACAGGCTTGACAAGCTTGGTTGCCTCGATACGTCCTAGTTCGCGAGCTGCGTCAAGTGGACTCATCGCCGATAGTGACGCTGCGATTTCAGGATTCTTGCCCAAGTAGTATAAAACCTCTGGGCCTTTCTCCGCTGTTTGCAGTGTTTCCACAATGACCTGAGTAATCGGTAAAGCATTATTTCTCGTGACAGTGTGGTAGTCATCGATATTGGTTGCAAAGTCCTGTTCTTTTGCCTCGAATGCGGCGCGCCGTTTGATACCCTGCTGCTGCTGGTTGTTGCGCTCAATTTCAGCCTTAGCCTCGTGAACCGCTTGACCTTGCACATACAGGGCAAATTGCCCCTCGTCGTATTCGAAATCAGCTAGCGTCTTACCAGGCTCCTGTGGAACTACCTGCTGGGAATCCTCCCACTGCTGCTGAAAATGCTCGCGTTGATTCTTCTCTTCGTAGTATCGCCGCGTTAACTCGTCTATCCTTGTCTGAAATCCATCGTCTTTTTTCGAAGTTGATGATTCTTCTGGCTCGGGCTTTTCCTCATCCGTTGCCTCTTCTTCGCCTTCAGCTACTTCGGACTCTTCGATATCAGCATCCGCTGGTTCATCGATTTCATTGACATCTTCAACAATGTCATCCTCTGTTGCGTCTATGGCTACTGTTTCATCTAGTGCCTCTTCTGCCATTTGAGTGCGTCTCCACGAATTTTACCCGCTGATAGCCCAGCGGTAGGCTGAATATAGTTTACTCTTATAGTTTGCAAGGTCAATATTGGCTGAGCCTATCTCGTAACATACTCTTCCCGCTCATTCATTAGTGCGCCTGTGCCTATTGCTGCCGCTGCTAATTCTATATCTTGATATCGCCAATATCTTGGCCGTCGTAAAATTTCCCGATATAGCGCCTTAGTTGTGTTGGGTCGTTTAAAACCTCGATTTCTGCGCGGCGGTTTCCGTCAACTAGACTCACATACCCGCCATCTCTCCCGCTTACTATGCGCTCAAGGTGTTTGATTTGCGCCACTGTCGGCCGGGCTTCCATATCCGCAACCCCAGCAGTAGCGTCCATCCTGATTGCGCCCTCTTTTTGAAACCGAATCATATCGTCAGTTCCGCTTTCGCCGCCCATATCAAAATTTAGCTGCCTGTGATCCTCAACCCTTTGACCAAATGGCCCGCCATTCCTTTTGCCTGAAAAGTCAAGCAAATCGCCATCTGGCAAAATATA